CTTAGCAGCACTTCGTGCTGTTTGTTCCCCGGAGCTATAATAGACTCGGGGGGAAGGATCTCCCGTAATCCTTCGATTTTTGGGAGATAAAGGTGGTGTTTATGCACCACCTTGTCAAGTCTGTCCGTTCGGACAAACTTTTGCCCAAACCTACCGTTTAGGAGGGCAGTGAGGCGAAATTTCACCTCACGTGGGTCACGGGATTTGTCTTCGATGACTCTTCCCATGAACTCCGGGGTGTGTGGATATGCCCCGTCCCCCCCAATTTCGAGAGGGGTATACGGACTGATACAGTCCGGTTCCTGTGGCACTAGTAAGTGCTGTAGGATGGCTGCCCTTGCAAAATGTGGGAGGGCAGCCTGGTTCACTGAGTGAACCCATCTCATCTCCTTTCCAAGGAGTGAGAACCTACCTATGTTTGACATGGAGTAGGCATCTGTCTCAATTGGTTGAGGCAGCAGGAGTCTAATCCTGGGGTAGTCTAAATAATATAGACCCTGTCCCCTACGCATTTGTACGTGGGGTGTGTCCTGCACTCTTTGCGGGACAATTGTACCTTCTTCACAATAGAAGGCAAACGTAGATGATATAAATGTATCATCTTCTGAGACCTTGAAGATTTCTCCAAGGTTCTCCAGGTGCTTTTCTAAGCGACCCCGATCACTTTCTAAAGCGATCTCATCGTCCCCCACAAGAGTGTAGGCGGACAAACCAGATCTGATGCAACAGTACTGGTGACTGATGGTGAGGATGACTTTGGTCATCATGTCCCCCATCATCCATCCTCTTTTGAGGACGACCATCTCGTAACCTTGACGAGATCGGTTTGGAAGAAATGCAAATCTCTTCCCACAGTATTTGGTTTTTGCCAATACCGATAATCCCAATGGAAAGTCGGGATTTTCGCATGCGGTTATTAACCCATGCCAAATCTGACGGGCAACATCACGGTTACCCCAGTCAGTAGCTTCCGACAAATCTGTCGAAAGTGCGTAAACGTTTCCGTTTACGAGTGACTCCCAATCTTTGTTTTGGGGGTTCATCACCTCTGTCAAGAATCGCCAGAGGTGTCGGTCAGCTTTTAAGCCTGACTTGACCTGCCTAGACATTAGTCCAGGCTGGAAGATGTGGGCGAATACCCCCATCACCACCTGATACGCATAGGGTGCGATGGTGATCGTCCGGGCCTTTGACGGCTCGGCGACCCCATGTACCCTAATACAAGACGTATAGGTTGGGCTGTGCAATAATTGATAAATTGCCCAGCTGACCAGATCCTTAGCGGATCTGATTGGACGAGGCTCAATAAGAGTCTCCTCCAGTGTGCGAAAATCGTACACTGCACGAAGAGATTTAGTCTTCGCGAGATGGGACACATATGCTGTCTTCCCACCATTCGCCCTTGTCGATTCGAGACAGGACGTATTGCCGACGGAAATTTTTGCCAGTCGGCCATCCACACCAGTCATTGGTGTGCATATCTTCCTGAGGGTTTCAGGATTTAGCCGTACGGAATTTCCGGCTTCCGATACGGTAGTTTTGAACTTTTCAAAACTCCTGCTAATCATTTCTTCGTTAGCAGTACCCGTGGCCCGTGTTTGGCACCATAAGAGTACCATTCGGCCACGTTCTCTCCCCTCTTGGAGGGGTTCCAGAGCTATTTGTGCAGCTCTGAGGTACGGGATCATATGTCCCGGACAATCCGCATGGGAGTAATCTCCGTGGATTGCAAATGATTTCCTCATTTGTTTTTTCAGTCTTTTGAAATCGGACTGAAACTGCGCATACATATGCGCGCAGTTCTCCAAACACCAGTTTGTGAGAACATCTATCCGAACCTCAAGGTCGGATGTGTACCGGTCACTCGCAATGAGGACCGGAAGACAAGCCGCATCGGCTGTCTGAAACCAGGCACGAACCTGGTGAAGGCCTCCGTTATAGAGGCATCTCTTCATTTTCCCTCGGCATGCAGCCGAGACCCGAAAGTACAGGTTCCTGAGGAGCAGCGAGAGCTGCTCCCCAGGGGGGAAATCGGAGAGGTACCGGGGTTGCCCCCGGTAACGAAGCACCCTCTGTTGGAAAGAGGGTGACACCCGACGTTCGAAAATGTCGGGGACGCTCCGGTGCTCGAGGAAATACTCCTCGAGCCGTTGGAGCAAAGTGCTAGAAGCTAGCACATTGATTCTGGGCCCAGCCCTTCCAATTGTCGGGAGGGGCGGGCACCAGC